AGGTGACCGACACCGAGGATCCCTGCCAGCGTCTGCCCTACACGGTGGTGAGCAAGCTGAGCCGCAGCTGCTTTGCCGAGTATCGGGCCGCGGCCGAAGGGGGCGACGCCTTTGTAAGCGGGGTGCTGGCCGGGCTGGAAACGGTGCGCAAAAAGGCCATGCAGCTGGCGCTGATCGGGGGCGAAAGCTGGCTCAAGCCGGTGCCGGGCCCCGGAGGCTTTGCCTTCACGGTGATGCGGCGGGATATGGTCACGGTGCTGGGCCGGGCCCCGGACGGGGAGGTCACCGCACTGGGCAGCGCCGAGCTGACCATGGAAAACGGCAAATTCTACACCCTTCTGGAGCGGCGCAGTCTGGATGAAGCGGGCCGGCTGGTGATCGAAAACCGGCTGTTCTGCAGCTGGGACGGCCAGAGCCTGGGCAATCCGGTGGGGCTTTCCGCCCTGCCCCGGTACGCGGCGCTGGAGCCGAAGGCGGTGGTGGGCGACGTGGGGGGCCTTGGCCTTGTGAGCCTGCGCCTGCCGCTGGAAAACTGCGTGGACGGCAGCGCCGACCCGGTGAGCGTGTACGCAGCGGCGGCCGGGCTGATCCACAACATCAACCGCAACGAGCGCCAGCTGGATCGGGAGTTCGACCACGGCGAAAGCCGGGTGTTCGCCTCGGCGGATCTGCTGGACAAGCGAAAAAACGGCCGCCCGGTGCTGCCGCCCGGCCTGTTTGTGGGCATCGACGACGACATCGCCAACACCGGCGTCACCGTGTTCGCCCCCGCCCTGCGGCAGGAGAGCTTTCTGGCCCGCAAGCGGGAATACCTGCGCAACGTGGAAAGCCTGATCGGCCTGAAGCGGGGCATTCTGGGGGAGGTGGAGGCCGCACAGCGCACCGCCACCGAGGTGACCAGCAGTCAGGGCGATTACAGCCTGACCATTCAGGAGCTGCAGCAGATGTGGGAAGGTGCGGTGCGCCGGGCGCTGGTGCTCTGCGGCAGGCTGGGCAGGCTCTACCGGGTGCCGGGGGCTTTTGTGCCCGACCCGGCGCGGGCGGTGCGCATCGACTGGGGCAACGGCGTGCTGTTTGACCGGGACAGGGAATGGGCCGAGCTTATGCAGCTGGTGAAAGCCGGGCTGCTGAAGCCGGAGCTTGCCCTTGCCTGGAAATACGGCCTGCCCTGGGACACAGACGCAGACCTTGCCCGGGTGCGCCGGCAGCTGATGCCCGGCGAGACGGCCGCAGAGAATTCATGAAAAAAGGCTTGCAGGTTCTGCAAAGAACCGCGGGCCTTTTGTTTTGCCCAAAACCTGAAAAAAGAAAGGAGAACAAGGATATGCAGGAATGGCTGAAGGAGCTGCTGGGGGAGGCCTATACCCCCCAGCTGGAGGAGGCGCTGGCCGCAGAGCTGGCCCGGCGCTTTGTGAACCGGGAGGAGCTGGACGCTGCCCGTACCCAGGCGGCGGACTGGAAAAAGAAAGCCGAGCAGGCTCAGAAAACCGCGGAGGAGCAGGTGGCGGCGGTGCGCTTTGATGCCCAGCTGAACGCGGCCATCGGCAAGGCGGGCGGCCGCAGCGAAAAGGCCATCCGGGCCCTGCTGGATCTGGACGGCCTGCGCGCCAGCGGCGACCGGGAAACCGCCATCGCCGCCGCGCTGGAGCAGCTGGAGCAGGAGAACGGCTATCTCTTCGGCGGCGCCACCCCGCCCCCCTACGCGGCGGGCACCGGCGCGGCCGTGCAGAGCGGCGAGCCGGATGAAGCCCTGCGCCGGGCCTTCGGGCTGGGCCGTGTCTGACCGGTTGACACCGGGGCCCCGGGGGCCTCCCGCGGCTTGGCCCCGCCGTTTTATTTGATTTATATTCAACAATTTGTATACAACAGGAGGAAAATACAATATGGCTAACAAGATTACTACCGCAGGCAAATTCATCCCTCTGCTGGACGAGGTGTACCGCACCGTGTCCCTCACCGCCAAGCTGGACGGCCCCGAGGAGCTGGTGCGTCAGGGCGCCAACGCCAACGAGCTGATCATCCCCATGATCGAGATGCAGGGTCTGGGCGACTACGACCGCAACAGCGGCTATGTGGCCGGTGACGTGACCATGACCAACGAGACCGTGAAGTGCAACTTCGACCGGGGCCGCATGTTCACCGTGGACAACATGGACGACGCGGACAGCGCCGGCATCGCCTTCGGCCGTCTGGCGGGCGAGTTCATCCGCACCAAGGTGGCCCCCGAGCTGGATGCCTTCCGCTTTGCCAGCTACGCCTCCAAGGAGGGCGTTACCCAGAAGGCGGAGGATCTGGAGGACGGTGCTGCCGTGCTGGCGGCCCTGCGGGTGGCCACCAACGCCATGGACGAGGCCGAGGTGCCCATGGAGGATCGCCACCTCTTCATCACCCCCACTCTGGACGGCATGATCGCGGATCTGGACATCACCAAGAGCCGGGAGATCCTGTCCCGCTTTGCCAGCAAGACGCTGGTGCCCCAGACCCGCTTTTACACCGCCATCGAGCAGAAGGACGGCCACACCGGCGGTCAGGAGGCGGGCGGCTACGCCAAGGGCAGCGACGGCAAGGAGCTGAACTTCATGGTCATCCACAAGCCCGCCCTGATCCAGTTTGAAAAGCATGTGGCGCCAAAGATCGTGACCCCTGACCAGAACCAGGAGGCGGACGCCTACAAGTACGGCTACCGCAACGTGGGCGTGGCGGACGTGTACAAAAACAAGCTGGCCGGCGTGTACGCCAGCCACAAGACCGCCTGAGCCCATGGTGGAGTACGCATTTTACCGGGACGTGTGGAAGGGTGAGATGACCGAGCAGGAGTTCGCGGCGGCCAGCCGGGCCGCCGCGGCTCAGCTGGAACGCTATAAGCGCATCTACTGCGTCACCGCCCCGGAAGAGGACAGCGAGGCCATGGCCCTTTGCGCCATGGCGGAGACTCAGCATTTTTACGAAGCGGCGGAAAACGGCCAGCTGGTGGGCGGCATGCAGCTGGGCAGCCTGAGCCAGACCAGCGCCGCCCCCGCGCCGGATCTGAGCGCCGCAGCCAGAAGCCGGGAGCTGTACCGCTGCGCCGGGCTGTATCTGGACATCCGGCGAAACGAACAGGAGGTGGCGGCATGCGGCTGACCAAGGGCCTGCCGGATTACCGCTTCTGCACCGATACCGTCACGGTGTATCACGCGGCGTTCCAGCCGGAGTTTTCCTGCCGCCGCACCGTGCTGAACGGGGTGTATCTGGACGAGCGGGACGCAGCCGGGGCGGATGCCATCGGGGCCACCGGCCAGCGGTACTGCTTTCTGCTGGCCCCCTGCGGCGGCTGGAGGCCCATCTGGCGGCCCGGCGGCGCGGGTGCGCAGCCGGAGGAGGATTGGTTTTCGCTGGAGCCGGGCGACCGGGTGCTGCCCGGCGAGGGGCCGGTGATTGAAACGGCGGATCAGTGGCGGGTGTTTGTGCCCGCGGCGATGCCGGGCCTTGCGGTGATCCGCGAGGTGGCGGCCAAGCGGCTGGGCGGGCAGGTGCGCCATGTGGAGGCCCAGACCGAATGGTACAAAAAATGGTAAAGGAGGAAAACAGCATGCTGGAACAGCTGCGGCAGTGGCTGGAGGGCTGGCCCGGCTGGGGCAGGGCTACGGACATTGCCATCGACGGGCTGGAGCTGGCGGGCAGCGCGGTGTCGCTGCGGCCGGGCGGCGCGGCGGAGAGCCGGTTCCGGGAGGACATTCTGGGGGGCGGCGAGCTTTCCACCAGCTACCGGTTCTGGCTGGAGCTGCGGCTGGAAAAGCCCCCCGGCGACGTGGCCGCGGGCATGCAGAACGCGGTTCTGCTGCTGGCCCTGCAGGACTGGGTGAACGCCGAAAACGCCCGCCGCCGGGTGCCCGCGTTGTTTGAATCCGGTCGCCAGAGCCTGCGGGCGCTGGCAGCCGGGCTGCAGCAGGCCGGGCCGGATGGTCTTGCCCGCTACCGGATGGAGCTGGTGGTGGAGCACATCACCGAGATGAAAGGAGAAACAGATGGAGAAGAACAAAAAGATTGACCGCAAGTGGATGGCCCACTACATCGACGCCGCCGAGCCCGGCGCGCTGGAGGGCAGCCCCAGCTATGTGCGGCTGGGCAAGGATCTGGAGGAATACAGCCCGGAGCTGAGCGCCAACGTGGAAAAGACCCGGAACATTCTGGGCGAGACCAGCGTGATGGTGACCAGCTACGAAAAGAGCGGCAGCGTGGAGACCTATTACGCGGTGGCGGGTGACCCGCTGTTTGAGCGGCTGCAGGGCATTGTGGATGAGTGCAGGATTCTGGATGGCTGCGACACCACCGTGGTGGAGGTGCACATGTGGGAAGAGGAGGACCCGGAAACCGGCTTCCCCGCCGTAAAGGATCAGGCCACCATCGAGGTGAGCAGCTACGGCGGCGACGCCAACGGCTACCAGATCCCCTTCAACATCCATTACAAGGGCGTGCCGGTGAAGGGCCACTTCAAGCCGGACACCAAAGCCTTTACCCCGGACGAGGAGTAAACAAAAACCGGGCCGCCCAGGCCGAAAAACAGCCGGGCCGGGCGGCTTTTTTGCAGCAACGTGGAACAGAACAGGGAGGAACAAAAATGCAGGAATTGAACATCGACACCGGCGTGCGGGAGTACCGGATCAACGGCGGCGGGGTGCTGCGCTTTAACCCCAGCGACCCCAACGTGTACAGCCGGTTTTTGCAGGCGGCGGATCGGATCGCCGCCATCGAACAGGAGATGGCCGAAGAGGGCCGCGCCGCCGCAGCCACCGGCCAGAAGGCGCTGGAGCTGCTGGCGAAGGCCGACCGGAAAACCAAAGAGGTGCTGACCTGGGTGTTCGGGGAGGAAAACGACTTCGACCGGCTGCTGGGCGGCGTGAACCTGATGGCGGTGGCCGCCAACGGTGAGCGGGTGGTGACCAACCTGTTCGCGGCGCTGCAGCCCCAGGTGCAGGCCGGGGCCGAGGCCTTTCTGAGCGCCCGGGCCGCACACCTTGCCGCCGCTGCCGATGCCCGGGAAGCCGCAAGGCGGGAGGGCGCCCGGTGACCGGCTGGGATCTGCCCGAAGCGCTGGAGGTGGCCGGGCGCAGCGAGCCCATCCGGGCGGACTTCCGGGAGGTGCTGGAGGTCATCCGCCTGCTGGACGATTCCGCCGAGCCGCCCGAGGCAAGGGCCTATCTGGCCATGGGGCTGTTTTACCGGAAGTTTGCCGCCATTCCCCTGGCGGCGCGCCAGCCGGCCATGGAGGCCATGCTCCGGTTTCTGGCGGGCGGCGAGGAGGACAACAGCCCGGCGGGCCCCCGGATGATCGACTGGCAGCAGGATCTGCCCCTGATCGTGGCGGACGTGAACAAGGTGGCCGGGTGCGAGATCCGGGCGCTGCCCTTCGTGCACTGGTGGACGTTCCTTGCCTGGTTCGGAGCCATCGGGGAAGGGCAGCTGTCCGCCGTGGTGGCCGTTCGGGACAAGCTGCGCCGGGGCAAAAAGCTGGAGGAGTGGGAACGGGAGTTTTACCGGCGCAACCGGGCCCGGGTGGAGCTGAAGCCCCGCTACACCCCCGAGGAGCTGGCCGAGCGGGAGCGGCTGAACCGGCTGCTGAAGGATTGAGAAAGGAGGGAGACAAATGGAAACGAAAACGACCTGGCTGGACCTGCTGGTGGGCGACGCAAAGCAGGCCGAGCGGGACACCCGCAGCACCGTGATGAAGCTGGCGGCGGATTACCGCAAGCTGGGGCTGGATCAGTCCGCCGCGCTGCGGCTGGCCTGGCAGCAGGTGAAGGCCGCACAGGACGAGGCCGCATCCAGCGCCGGGCAGCTGCTGCAGGTGATGCAGGGGCAGCTGGGCGGGCTGGGGCAGGTGCTGGCGGGCTTTGCCGAAGGGCTGCGCAAAATCGGCGAGGGAGTGAACTGGCTGCTGTTTGGCGATGGGGCGGCCTCGGCGGATGCGCTGGCCAAAAGCAGCCAGAGCGCCGCCAAAAGCCAGCAGACCCTGACCAAAAGCACCAAGGCCGCCGCCAAAGCGGTGGCCCGCACGGTGCTGGGCATCGACGAGCTGAATCTGGTGCAGCAGCAGGCGGCGGGCAGCGGGGGCGGCTCATCCTCCGGCGGCAGCGGCGGTTCGGCGGGCGATGCAGCGGACGAGACGCAGAAAAAATGGGTCGGCCTTGTGAACCTGATCCGCCCTTTTCTGGAAGAGATGCAGCGGCTGTTCGCGCCCGGCATCGCGGCCTGGGGCAAGGCCTTCGACCAGCTGGCCCGGGCGGCGAAAAGCGCCTGGGCCATCATCCGGGACAGCGCCCTGGAACTGTGGGACACCGCCCTGCGCCCGCTGGGGGAATATCTGCTGTGGGACTTCATCCCCAGCATCGTGAACGCCTTTTCCGAGACCTTTGCCCCCATCGTGGGCGCGGTGGGTGAGGTGTTTCTGGAGCAGTTTGCCCGGAACTTCTCGCTGGGCTGCCAGCTGGTGGGCGACGCCATCCAGAACTACCTGATGCCGCTGCTGGGCTTTTTGCAGCAGGTGGTGCAGGATATGCTGGCCGCGGTGAGCGAGGCCTGGGCGGTGTACGGCCAGCCCGTTCTGGACCGGCTGGCCCAGGGCTGCGAGCAGCTGCGCGGCTGGGTGCAGACGCTCTATTACGAGCTGATCCGCCCGGTGCTGGATGAGCTGATGGCCCGGCTGGAGCAGCTGTGGCAGGAGCATCTGGCCCCGCTTTGGGAAAACCTGACCCTTCTGTTCGGCGCGGTGGTGGAAATGATCACCATTCTGTGGACCGAGGCACTTTTGCCCCTTTTGCAGAACATCACCGACACCTTCGCGCCGCTGGTGGCCGGGGCGGTACAGTATGTTGTGGACTGCTTTTTTAACGGTCTGGGAACCATCGCCCAGGTGGCGGACGGCATTGCCGGGGTGCTGCGCGGGCTGTGCGAGTTCGTGAGCGGCGTGTTCACTGCCGACTGGGACCGGGCCTGGCGCGGCCTGAGCGACATCTTTGAAAGCGTGTGGGACACCATGGTCGGCGTGGCAAAGCAGGGGGTGAACGGCATCATTGATCTGGTGAACTTTATGCTGCGGGCGCTGACCGGCGGCCTGAACGCGGTGATCGACCGGCTGAACCGCATCAGTGTGGAGATTCCGCACTGGGTGCCGGACTACGGCGGCCAGCGCTTCGGCGTGAACCTGCCCCGGGTGCCGGAATACCAGATTCCCCGGCTGGCAAAGGGCGCGGTGCTGCCCGCCAACCGGCCGTTTCTGGCGGTGGTGGGCGACCAGC